TGCCATCGAGATCAGCACCATCGACTTCACGGTGCTCGAAGGTCTGCGAACACCAGAGCGCCAGAAAGCACTCTTAGAAGCCGGGGCAAGCCAGACCCTCAACAGCAGGCACATCACGGGCCATGCGGTTGACTTAGGCGCTTGGGTAGACAACCAGGTCGATTGGTCGTGGCCCCTGTATCACAAGATTGCAACGGCCATGAAAGACGCAGCCACGCAAGAAGGCGTCAGCATTGTCTGGGGTGGTGATTGGCGAAATTTCAAGGACGGACCGCATTTCGAGCTAAACCGAAAGGTATACCCATAATGGACCCGTTGACCATCCTCGCAGCTTTTGGACCGTTGGCCGTTGACCTGGGAAAATCCCTGATCGGCAGGTTCATCCAAACAGACACCTACAAGCCAGTAAACGTGGACGAGTACGTCAAGATGCGCCAACTTGACCTAGACATGTTTAAAGCCATGAACGATGCAGGTGGCACCAACCCCTCATACCCGTGGGTTGAAGCTGCTGTGCGGTTGATGCGCCCTGCTGTTGGTGTCATTGTGTTGAGCACATGGGCTTATCTTGAGGTGCAAGGCCAAACCAGCGATTCAGTGTCTAACTTTGCCAGCGCCGTGGGGTTTTACCTGTTTGGCGACCGCACTCTGTTTTACGCCCGCAAGGCCAAATAAAACATCAAAGGCCACACGGTTACACCCAAGACGGCCAGCAGCATCCAGTAGGCCAGCTTACGCAGTTGGTAACGCCAGATGCTTGGCGGCAGCGGATCGGCGGCCATCATCACAGGCTTGGCTTTGGCAACACGAGCAGGGCAATTGTTGGACTGTACACATTCATTGCTTGCGCAAAATTCGTCGCATGAAGTTTTCATGTTTTTGCTACCTCAACTATTTTGCAGTTTTTTTGGTGTGAATAAATAGACGCAACAGGCTGCGTAAGCGATCGCTCAACAGTCCAATTTTTTGCCAACCTTGACTGAAGTGTGACTTTATTTATCCCGATTTCTTCGGCCCAATCTTGTAAGCACATGGTTTTTCCATTATGAGTCAGCATTCTGTTGACGGTTCTATTGCGAGCTTGCTGCTCTGTCGTTGCCCATCGACAGTTCTCTGGCGAATATCCTTTTGCTGGATCAATCCGATCCAATGACATGCCTGAAGGTCTGTGCCCCATGTCATTAAAAAATGCGACAAAGTTGCTGCGCCACATATCGCATACCGTTATTCCCTTTGCTCCATACGATTTGAAATCACGGCGCTTTGAGTTGTAGCAACGCTGAAGCATGCTGTCCCATATTGAATAGATTGCCGATTTAGACATTCCATGAGTTCTGGTTCTGTCGCCAGCTGACTTTCGGCCTTGATAAAGCTGGACCTTTTTAGCCAGCGGCAAATGTTGGTTGCAGTCGTTTGAGCAGCAGGTCATGTCTTGAGTTCCTTAAGTTTGGCAACTTCCCGCCTCGACTCAGCCAGCGCATCGCTCAGGATTTCCACCTGACGGTTGGTAGCGTCAAGTTCTACTTGCAGGTCAGGTGCTGCAAGGGCAGCTTGAATCTTCCAGCGCACATGACGCCTCTCATGAACATCTGTTTCAATGTACTCAAGGCACATATGTAATGCTTCTCGTTGCAGTGCTGTCATGTGTTTTTGCTCCTTAACAAGTTTTCGATGGCTTGGAATTCCTTGTCGTGAATATTGGAGCGCCAATCATCACGATGCTGATCGCGTTCCTCATCCGTCAGCCCAACCCATTGCCGCTGTGCTGCGAGTTCTTTCCCTCGGTGGACTCCACTCATGTAAGCAATGGTTAATTCATCGCTGTGGTCAGGCTCCTGCACAGGTGCTGCGGGTGGGGTGGCATCCATAGCTGCGTTCCACCCTGCTTGATAGCCCTCAGAGTAACCAACTGAATATTCTTCGCTCATGACTGGCCTTTCGTGATGCCGTGGGCGGCTTCAATTGCCCGAATCACTTTTAGTAAAGTCTCAAAGTCTGCACCGTAACGACTGTTTGCCACCATGATGTCGTCGTTATTCCAAATTTCATCATCCGTCAGCGGCACAGGTGCTGGCTGTGCTGCGGGTTTGTAATGGCACAGCCCTGTGCTGCATACAAACTCTTGTGCGGGTGGGGTGGTATAGAGGGCGCGCGCTTCGTAAAGCCAATCATGAATCTGTGGACGATTCCAGCAATCCTCCGCCTCTGATTTTGAGCAGTCTTCCCAAGGCGTCCAGCAGGTTTCATCTTTCCAATTTGGGCGCGTCCGTTGTTGATACGCCACAGGCTCCTGCACAGGTGCTGTAAGTTCTTCTTTTGCAAACGTAATGGCTTGCCCCAGCTTCTTGGTCAGCACATCTTCAATCAGCGGCACAATGGACTCACGCAAGTAATCTCGCAACGCTTCTTCTTGTTTTGGCTTCATCGGTCTTCTCCATCAAAGTTATCAATGTGTGTCTGCAAGTCAACAATGCGGGCTGCTTGGCGTTCCAGCATTGCGTCTTGATCAGCTACGATTTTCTTGTAGCCAATCAACTCACCCTCAAGCTCATGGATGCGGTGCTTCAAAGCTCGGATGTCGCCTGCGAATGGAGCAAGGTAAAGCGGCAACGGGTTAACTGATTCATCTGGTTTGCCGTGATACAAGCCAGCGTTTTGGCTAATCCACGCCACAGGCTCCTGCACAGGCTGCTCCAAGGCTTGCTTGATGGCGGTGATAGCTTCTTCTGTTGGTTGGTGTAACTTTCCATGCACATCCCAGTATTCCAACGCCTCTAAAGCAATCCGCAATGCTTCTTTGCTCATGCGTCCTCCCATTTTTGTGTGACGCTGCACCAGTAGACAGGGTGGCAGTCAATGATGATGTGACCAGCCACGATGTCCTCCACTTGACCGCCAAGCTGGTAGTACGCGCCGTCTTTGATGCCCAGCAGGTATTCGTTGGGCGCAAGCTCAACCGTAACCCTGCGGCCTCGCTTAAGTGTCGCTACTTCGTCTTTGATTGTTCTCATTTCTGCTCCTTCAATACTGTCCAAATTACATTACCGCATCGTGTGCAGCAGTACCAGTAACTACCGGGTATGCGGCCTGACATGCCAAATGTGGTCGGCTCATAGCGGTGTTTGCAGGTCATGCTTGCCCCCTGTTTCGGATGGCGGCGGCAGCAACTGTCCCATAAATTTTCACGCCTGTCGGTATGTGAATATCGCAAACGGTAGTCGCCGCCAACTTTGCACAGGCTTCTCTTTCGGCAAGAATTAGTTGCTTGTACTGCGCTGTCACAGCGTCAAACCATTTCTGTCCTTGCTCTCGCTCATCAGCACGGACAAGAACGGAAAACCGTTGTAGTGCGTCAACAAACGCCAGATGGTCCTTCCCCAGACCATACACGTCGAGGTGCGACTCACGGGCCATCTTAATAACGTCTTTCATAACATCGCCCCCCGCATCTCCCAGCCCAGCAAAAACATTGGCCAGCGAACTTGCAGGCCGGGGTTCAGGTATTTCCCCGTGTCTGACTTTGAGAAATCATCATGACCTTTGCCGCACATCACGGCCTCAAACACTTGTTGCGCTTTGCTCATGACAGCTCGCTTTCTGCCATCTCAATGGCCATCTTTGCCCAGTAATTTCTGCTTATCATGTCCAGCAAAATCCCGGCTTGGTTAAACTTGCGCTCAGACAGCACTTTGGCCATGACCATCTTTTCGTTGATGCTGGCCTCTGCAAAAGCCTCAGATAGATTGAAGCCATCCAGAGGATCGCAAGCCTCACCGTGCTTCATTAATTCAACGGAACGTGCCTCAATTGCATCAGCCAGGCGCTCGGCGTAGTCGTCATCAGCCTGGCGACGACCCATCATCATGGTGTTCATACAGGTCATGATGACCACCAGGCAACGAGCAAAGCGGCCATAGCGACCCCAATTGCAAAGGCCAAGGCATAGGGTGCCACTTGCCTCCAAATGGTCTGCTTGCGGCCATAGCCTTGTATCCATTCGCAGTCTGCGTAGTTGCGGGGGGTTTGGGTGTGTGAGTTCTTCATGTCAGCTCCTTGCTGGTTTGGTTGTTGGTAAGCCTCTAGCATAACACTACATCTCACAATATCACACAATTTATTTTATAGGGACAAACCCTTACATTGCAGTGATTTCCACATCGTGCGGTTTGCGCTTTCCATCCAGCAGGTCATGCAGTCGTTTTTCGGTCAGGCGGTGGCATCGAATCATGGTGCGTGCAGACAGCACGTCTAGCAGGGCAGCGTAGTCCTCCAGAATCGCCCGCACGGCCTGAATGCCTGCACCGTCCAGCCGGATCGCAGCGCCAGCCAGGTTGCGCTTGCCAGCCATGGCCATTGCGGTGATGGCGTCCATCAACAGGCCGGAAGTGTCCTCGCACACCTTCATGGCCTCAATCAGCGTTTCCATCAGATTGACGGCATCCGACACGACCCGCCAGTCGTCCGTAGTGGGGCTGACACCTTTCTCCATGGCGGCCAAGCCTTCGTACATGCGCGTCAACTGGTGCGTGCGGTACTCCAAAGGCAGCGGCTCGGTGGGGCTGGCCATTAACTCGTCAAGAATGGTGTAGTGCCTTAGCCGTTTGCGTGGGCGCTTCATGATGCTTTGTCCCTTGCAAACTGGCGTGCCAGTTCCAGTTTGATGCAATGCAAAATCTGCGCCGAAAGCGTGCGGGTGTTGGCCTCAGCCATCCTCCGTAGCGCAATTTCTACATCAGCAGGCAGTCTCAAAGTCATGTATCTGTCTTTGATTTTTTCGGTCATGTTTATTCCAAATTTTCAATGGTGACAAAAGCCTGAATCTGCACTTTGGCATCTTCAGCACCCTTGCACACTTTAGCACAATAACCCACTTCCTCTAGATATTTGATCCAGTCCTTTTGCTCTGCGCTGACCGTGCCGCCATTAACCCGCTTCATCTCAATCCACAGCTTCCATTCAGGGATAAATAAGTCAGGCACGCCAGAAGAAACGCCAGTTGCCTTCAACTTGGCGGCCACAGACGGATGGCGATGGCCACCATTTGGAATGGCAAAGATGCGAACACCCTGATATGTGCGGCGAAACCACTGCACCAGCAGCATTTGCTCGCGGTCTTCGCTTGGGATTTTTTCAGTCGTAGTTGCCATTGATCGCCTTTTCAATCAGTTCCAATTTCATTTTTGCGTCCACCAGTTCGTAAAGCGCCTGGCGGTATCCGGCCCATGCACGCTCGGCACGTTCACGTTCTGCGGCAAGCAAACGCTCTAGGCGCTCAAATTGGAGTTGTTCTTTCTTGTTCAAAACGGTATCTCCCTCATCCACTTCGGGCACTCGCCCACAGCCTCGGCAAATTCTGCCGGTGGCGTCATGAAGAACTCGGTGCACAGCCCATCGTTGCCATAGTTCTCGCACGTATGGCAGCACCGCGGTGGGCCTGCTTCATACCACTTGCGCCACTGGATTAAAAACTCGGGTTCGGGGGGGCGGTTCATTTCAACCCCTTATTCATGGCCTTGACCCAGCACTTGGCACAGTGCCAGCGTTGACGCACCTCAATACCGCCTCTTGGTTCTCTTTGCATCTTGCAAACATCACACTCGCGCAGCTTTTGCGCCCTTGCTGTTTCATCAATCATTCCCAAGTCCTTTTCATCACTTTAAAAAATTTGCCGTCTTTTTGAAATTCAATCAGCTTCGGTGGTCTTGCGTTATTGAGGTTTTGCACCATCTCAATCATGGTCTGCACATTCAGGCCACCGGCCAAAATGTTTGCGCTGTTGGCCATGCTTGCCAACTGGCTCATGGCCCGCTGGCCTGCGTAACCCTCATGCAAGATCGGCAGGTATTCTGTGATCGGTGCATCACTCAAGCCGCCGTAGTAAGTAACGGCCAGCATCTTCTTGCCAGAGGCCTTGCTGGTGTGCTCACGCCACGCCCAGGCGCTTACCTCAAGCTCCTTGCCTTCCAACCCCATGATGTCGTCATTGCGCAGCACCATCGCCTTCTTTACAGGCTCAGGGAATGCCGCACCACAGGCTGGGCAGGTCATCGCTGAGATGTGCACCAGTTCCCCGCACGCATCACACACTTTCACTGGTGCCTCACCCTCTCCATCGCCTGCCGACTTTTTGGGCGGCTGCACGTTGGTGATCGGGCCGTGCATCTCAACCACTCCGGCGAAGTCGAGCACCAGGCAGTCGGCCTTATCAGAGTGCGGTCTCATGCCTCGGCCTGCTTGCTGAAGATACAGGCCGGGGGACATGGTTGGCCTGGCCATTACCAACAAATCAATTGCAGGATGATCAAATCCAACATTTAGGCAACCGACTTGTGTAATTGCCGTAATCTTTCCAGATTTGAAATCAGCAATAGATTGCTCTCGATCTTTTTTTGCCATATCTCCAATCACCGATACAGCAGAAATCCCACGATTTAAAAGAATGTCACGCAAATGTTCGGCGTGCTCTACTCCGGTTGCAAAAAACATCCAACTTTGACGGCCATCTGATCGCTTGATGACTTCATCAATCATCGTCTCGTTATTGTCTGATGTGTCCACAGCAGCTTGAAGTTCCGATTCAATAAAGTCACCGCCTCGTTTGTGGACGCTACTGGTGTCAAGTTTGAAGCTAGTCTGCTTGCTGCGTAACGTTGCAAGGTAACCTTTAAAAATTAGTTCTTCGATGCTGACAGGCTCAATCAAAGCATCAAAAATTGCTGGCTTGTCCGTAATCATCCCGTGACCAAGACGAAACGGGCTGGCCGTAAAACCAATCACGCGCATCGACGGATTTATAGCCATCAATTCGTTGATGATCTTTCGATAGCTCCCTTCGTCTTTGTGCGAAATGTCGTGCGCTTCATCTACCAGCAAGAGATCGCAATGCCCAATTTTTTTTGTTACTCGAACAATTGAAAGCGGCCCACCAATTGTGATCGGCTCGCCCAATTGCTTTTTCCCTGCACTTGCTGAATAAATCCCCATTGGGGCACCAGGCCAAATCGAACGCAGCTTTTCGGCATTCTGGTTTATCAGTTCGACGCTGCGCGTCAGCATCACGATATGCGTCTCTGGCCATTCGGTAATTGCCCTTCTGCAAAGTTCAGCAATGACAATGCTTTTCCCACTGCCAGTCGGCAATACAACACACGGATGGCCAGTGTTTTTTTCAAGCCAATCGTAGAGCATTGATAGGGCTCGTGACTGATACTCACGCAGTTCTATTTTTGCCACGTTGTACCCCTTCTGACGTTGTTGATTGTGTGCCTTGTGACACCAAACTTATTTGCCAATTGCTGACCATTTAAGCTGGAGTCCAATATTTCCTTTACGTTTTCTTCAGTCAATTTCGACCGTCCGTTTTTTTCTCCAACGTAATGGCGTCTTTTCTGCAAAGCGTCTTGTGCGTTATCTTTAACCGTGCCAACAAACAAGTGGTCTGGATTGACGCATCCAGGGTTATCGCAGTGATGGCAAACAACTAACCCATCAGGAATTGGCCCCTTGTGGATTTCATAAGAAAGACGATGTGCCCTTGTGTTTTGGCGATCACCAGGCAATACGCCATAGCCGTCTTTGTCTGTATGCGCTCTCCACTGCCAGCAGCCACTTCCAAGTTTTGCAAAACGAGAAAAAAACCGTTCATGCAAAGTACCAGCTTGTCGAAGCCTCATTGCTTTCATGGCAATTGAATTTTTTTCTGATTTCAAGCAACCGCAAGATTTGCTGCCACCACTTCTGAGTGGTACACCATAAACAATTTGTTTTGTTCCGCACTCGCAAACGCAATTCCAAAACTTTCCTGTTTGCTTTGCACTTGCTGGTTTTTCTGCCTCAGACAACACAGTCCAGCGGTTGAACTGCAATCCGACCATTTGAATTGTTGGCTTGCCCATAAT